GGCAATATCATCGGCAATTTGTACAAGTTTCAAACAAGAAATTTTAGTGGGTACACACAATTTTACTGCTTCTAGTGGTGATACTTTTAAAATAGCTTTATATACAAGTTCTGCATCTTTAGGAGCAGCCACAACTGCTTTCTCAGACACAAACGAAATTTCAAACACATCAGGATCTGCATATAGTTCAGGTGGTGCAACTTTAACAAGTGTTACACCAACAACATCTGGAACAACTGCATTCTGTGATTTTGCAGACGTAAGTTTTACTTCAGCATCTTTTACAGCAAATGGTGCATTAATTTATAACTCTTCTCAGTCTAATAAAGCTGTTGCTGTTATCGCTTTCGGTGGTGACAAAACAGTTTCTAGCGGAACATTTACAATTCAATTTCCAACAGCAGACGCATCTAACGCTATTATTCGTATAGCATAAGGAGGACATCCTTATGTCAACTACCTGGGGACAAAATTCTTGGGGTTCTAACTCATGGAATTCTAACGTTGTTACTGTTTCTTTAACAGGTGTATCTGCAACAACATCAATAGGTGATGAATCTTCTTTTAATGTAGAAGGCTGGGGTAGACAACAATGGGGTAATTCTGGTTGGGGTGTAGAATATTCTGTAGCACCATCAGGTATTTCTGCTACAACTTCTCTAGGGTCAGTAGTAGCTGCTCAATTTATAATTCCAGACATCGTAGGTTTAGAAGCAACAACTAGTTTAAATAGTTTAGCAATAAGCACCGTTGTAGAAGTGACAGGCGTCTCTGCAACAATATCATTAGGTGATTCAGAAGAATTTAATGAGACAGGTTGGGGTAGGTTAACTTGGGGAACTGCAGATTGGGGAGAGGGTGCTGATGAGTTAGTAACTCCAAGTGGTATAGAAGCAACATCTTCTTTAGGAACAGCTGTTCAAGGCATTGGTGTTCCTTTAGAAATGATCCCAGACCCACCTTCTGGAACTGAACTTCTCAAAATAATGAGAAGTCAAATTGGTGAAGTAGTCATTGATATAGGTGTCGATGTAACAGGTTTACAATCAGACTTTGCTACACCAACTTTATCTTATGCAGGAACTTTAGTTGGTTGGGGTAGAGATGCATGGGGAGATAATTCTTGGGGTGAGTCTCCTAATCAAGTTATTACTTTAGTTGGAAGAGATGCAACAGCGAGTGTAGGATCAATATCACCAGCAGATGCAGTTGGTTTATCTGGTCAAGAGGCTACAACAAATCTTGGAACTACAACTTTACAAATTGATTCAACACCAGCAATTACTGGTCAAGCAGCGACAACAAATTTAGGAACACTAGGTTTAGAATTTGGTCCTGCATCAATATCCGGAGTATCTTCTACATTTAATGTAGGAACATTAGGATTAGAGTTTGGTCCAGCAACAATTACTGGTGTTTCATCAACAGCTAGTGTAGGTGAGTTAGCAATTGATGATGCACAAATAATTGACATAACAGGTGTTCAATCTACATCTGCCGTAGGATCTATAGTTCCTGAAATAGGTGTGCCTTTAACAGGCATAGCTGCAACATCTTCAATTGGGTCTATAACTCCATCAGATGTAATTGGTTTGACTGGATTACAAGCTACTTTTGTAGATCCTTCAATTGGAATACAGGCTTATAAAAACATTGATACAGGATCAAATGATTCTTTCAGTAATGTTGACAGTGGATCAAATACATCATATACTGACGAGTCGACAGGATCCAATGATACATATTCTAATGTTGCAACTGGATCAAATACAAGTTATAGTGACGCTGCATAGGAGATAAAAATTATGGCATCAACATATACACCTTTAGGTATTGAACTTCAGGCGACTGGTGAAAACGCAGGGACTTGGGGTACAAAAACTAATACTAATTTACAAATCATAGAACAAATTTCTGGTGGCTATACTACACAAGCAGTAACAAGTGGTGGCACAGTTAATTTATCTGTTTCAGATGGAGCAACAGGAGCAACTTTATCTCATAGAATGATTGAGTTTACAGGGTCATTATCTGATAATGCAGTTGTTACGATACCTTTAGACGTTCAAACATTTTATTTTTTAAGAAATTCAACATCAGGTGCATACACAGTACAGTTTAAATATGTAACTGGTTCAGGAGATTCATTTACTTTTTCAGCAACTGACAAAGGTGATCAACTTGTATTTGCTACAGCAAACGATGGAACTAACCCAGATATTGATACATTAGATTTTGGAGACGTTACTCTTACAGGAACACAGACTTTATCAAATAAAACTTTAACAGCTCCAAAAATAGTAGACGCAGGATTTATTGCAGATGCTAATGGAAACGAACAAATTATTTTTCAAACCACTGCTTCAGCAGTAAATGAATTAGAGGTCACTAATGGCGCAACAGGTAATCCACCAATTATAGGTGCGAGTGGAGAAACAAATGTTGATGTTCACATTAAACCAAAAGGCACTGGAGAAACTAGAATTGGAACAGGAGCTGCTGCTGCAACTTTGACAACAGATGGTGCTCATGACCTTATTTTAGACACTAATTCTGGCACAAATTCAGGGACAATAACAATTACAGATGGGGCAAATGGTAATATTAACCTTGCTCCTAATGGGTCAGGACAAGTTCAAGCTGGAGGAGTTGAATTAGCAACAACAGGAAAAGCTATTGCAATGGCAATTGTTTTCGGTTAAAAAGAACAAGGAGAATAAAAAATTATGGCAAACCCAAATATAGTATCAGTAAGTAGTATCAAAGGTGAATCGGTTGGATATAACTTAACATCCACTACGACTACAACTTTATTAACAGTGGCTAGTGACAAAATTCTAAAAGTAAATAGAATTACATGTGCAAACGTTGATGGCACAAATGCAGCGGATTTGTCTTTATCAGTTGTAAAAGCAAACTTTACTCCAGATGGTATATCAAACTTTGATACATCTGGAACTTTCTTCTTAGCAAAAACTATATCAGTGCCAGCTGACGCAACATTAGTTGTATTAGATACTCCAATGTATTTAATGGAAGGCGATGTTCTTAAAGGTGGAGCAGGAGCAGCTTCTGATTTAGATTTAATAATATCTTATGAATCAATAGACGACGCGTAGGAGGTTAAATGGCAGGCGGATTTATCGGCATCAATTATGAACCTTCTGGTGGCACAACATCTGAAAACATTACAAATTTTACTAGTCCAGGTACTTTTAGTGCGCAATCTAATCAAACTGTAGCAGACATTCTTGTAGTTGCAGGAGGCGGCGGTGGACACCCAGGTGGTGGCGACTGCGGCGGAGGCGGTGGTGGCGGAGGCTTTAGACAGTTTCCAGGACACACACTACCAGGTAGTTCTGCATCTGTAACTGTTGGTGGAGGAGGACCTGCTGGAACAGCAGGATCTGCATCAGAGTTTGATGCGGGAGGACCAAATCCATTATCATCTGCTGGAGGAGGAAAAGGTTTACAACCATCTTCTGGATCAGCAGGAGCAACTAATGGGCAAGGAGGCTCTGGCGGTGGCGGAGGAGGAAACAACTCTTCTAATGTCGGCGGAAATGGTAACGTACCTCCAACAAGTCCACCACAAGGTAATCCAGGTGGTAACGGAGGATCTGGTGGAAACGGCGGCGGAGGCGGCGGTGGAGCCGGCACGGCTGGAACAAATGCACCAGGACCTGTACCAGGGCCAGGAGGAAGCGGAGCTAATAATGATTATTCATCTCCAGCTACATCACCAAGTAACACAACATATGCTGGTGGTGGCGGTGGATCAAGACACCCAACAGGTGGACCACATGGAACTGGAGGCCCAGGAGGCGGAGGAACAGGTAATGGAACAGCTGGAACTGGAGGCCTTGGAGGAGGCGGAGGTGGAGGACCATCTTCAGCTGGCGGAGGAGCCGGTGGCAGTGGAAAAGTTGTAGTAAGAGAAACTGCAAGTACATTTTTTAATAACGTATCAGGAGTATGGCCTATGTCAGAAGTTTTCGATGCACGAAAAGGCGACGCTTGGCCTGGATCATAATATGGCACACTTTTGTGAAATAAGAACTGATAATAATGAAGTCATTAGAACTGTTGTAATCAATGACAATGACATTGCACCTTTTGGAGAAGACTCTCCTGAAGCAGAGCAATGGGTTTCTGAAAATATAAAAAGAGATGGTTGGTTATATGAAAATGTTTTTGATGGTAATTATCCAGAAACATATTGGAAAAGAACTTCTTACAATACAAAACATAATCAACATTTAAATGGAGGCACACCTTTTAGAGGTAATGGAGCTGGACCAGGAGCAGTGTATGATTCAGTTAACGATGTTTTTTGGCCACCTAAACCACATGCATCTTGGGTAAAAGATAATTCTATTTTTGACTGGGCACCTCCAATTGCATATCCAAATGCGACACAAGAAATTGATGGCACTACTTTTAACGTCATGTTCAAATGGAACGAGGAAGATCAAAAGTGGGAAGGTGAAACCATGGAAATAGAAAATGGTGGATCTAATAGACCAGTAGAATGGGATGTAAATACTTCTACTTGGAACCTTGTATAATTTAAAATAATAGTATATATCTTTCCCATACATGAGAAAGATAATTATAGTTGGTGGTGGATCTGCAGGTTGGATGACAGCTGCAACTCTTATTAAAACATTTCCAGATTGTCATGTTTCATTAATTGAATCTCCTAATATTTCTACAGTCGGGGTTGGTGAAAGCACAATTGGTAGAATAAGAAATTGGATAGAGTATTTAGATATTGATGAAAAAAGTTTTATGCAAGCAACTGATGCTAGTTTTAAATTAAGTATAAAATTTACAGATTTTTATAAAAAAGGTGAAGCTTTTCATTACCCTTTTGGTAAACCACATTTATATGATTGTAAAAATGGCATAAATGATTGGTGGGTTATGAAAAGTTTGTATCCAAAAACTCCTCAAACAGATTATGCAGATTCATATTATGCTAATATGGGTTTTATAAATCAAAATACATTTAGCAATAAACCTATCCCTGAGTTAGATTGGGATCCAAAACATTACATCGCCTATCACTTTGATGCTACTAAATTTGCAAAATATTTAAAAGATACTTACTGTTTGCCAAGAGGAGTAGTGCACATAAAAGAAGATATTAAAACAATAGAACAAAATGAAGATGGTATTACTAGCTTAAATAATACACACAGTGCAGATCTTTATATTGATTGCACAGGATTTAAAGGACTTCTTATAGACAAAACTTTAAAAGAACCATTTGAGTCTTACAGTGATATGTTACCAAATGATTCTGCTTGGGCAACTAGAATACCATATAAAAATAAAGATACTGAATTAGTCCCTTACACAAATTGCACCGCGATAGAAAACGGATGGGTTTGGAATATACCTTTGTGGTCTAGAATAGGTACTGGTTATGTATACTCTAGTAAGTTTGTAGATGATAATACAGCACTAGAACAATTTAAAAAACATTTAAATGTAAAGGATGGGGACTTTAAAAAAATTAAAATGTCTAAAATTGGAATACATAAAAGACTCTGGGTAAAAAATGTTGTGGCAATTGGTTTATCTGCAGGATTTATAGAACCATTGGAAAGTAATGGTTTATTTACAGTGCATGAATTTTTAATGAAACTACTTAGAAATTTACAAAGAAGTGAAGTATCACAATGGGACAGAGATAATTTTACGTTTCAATGCAAAAGAACTTTTAGACCTTTTGCTGAATTTGTTGCTCTTCATTATGCATTATCACATAGATCAGATACAGAATATTGGAAACATATGAATAAAAAACAATGGTGTGAAAATCTAATAACACTTAAACCACCAAGTATACATGGTTTTCAATTAGCAGCAAATGATAGAGATATAAGATATACATTTGAATCTGAAGGAGGTTTATCCTGTATTGCAGCAGGCATGCATTGGGGGCCTACAGATCTACCTACTCTTATGTATGAAAATGTAGATTCAAATACTGAAGCATGGAAACAAAATTGGTCACAAGCTTTTCTTAACTTAGATAGTAAAAAATTAGCTTTCAAAGCATTAACTAAAGATTTCCCATCTTTAAAAAATTATTTACAGGATAATATACATGACTCTAAATAGTAAATATTCTTATTGGTATTTTAAAAATGTTTTAACTGAAAAATTTTGTAATGATGTAATTAAACGAGGTAATTCAGAAAAAGAAAGTTTAGCTTTAACTGGAGACTTTGAACACAAAGATCCAGAAGCTTTATCTAATAAAGATTATAATGATTTAAAAAAATTAAGAGATTCTCGTATTGCTTGGTTAAGTGATCATTGGATATATGCTCACATACACCCATATCTTAACGAGGCAAATAAAAATGCAGGATGGAATTATCAATGGGATTATTCCGAGGCATGTCAATTTACTAAATATAAACTTAATCAATATTACGGTTGGCACAAAGATGATTGGGAAAAAGCATATGAAAATTCTAACAATCTAAACTATAATGGTAAAGTGCGAAAGTTGTCGATATCTGTTCAATTGAGTGATTGTTCTGAATATGAAGGAGGAGAACTAGAATTTCAACCGAGAGATGTTCAAGACCCTAATCATACTATTGCTTGTACAGAAGCTCAAACAAAAGGATCTATTATAATATTTCCTTCTTATGTATGGCATAGAGTAAAACCAGTTACTAAAGGAACTAGATACTCTTTGGTGATTTGGAATCTTGGACGACCTTATATGTAATATGAATATTAAATCTAAAATACATGAAGTTTTTCCTACACCTGTTTATGTTTCAAATATAGACAGACCATATAATGAGGGGGAAATTTCTTTAATTACAGAAACTGAAAAAAATACTTATCTTAACACAGGAAATAAAACTTCAAATGATCTTTACATATTAAACAACCCTTTACTATTAAAATTAAAAAATAATTTGTTAGACATAGTGCAAGATTATTTTGATAAAATAATTTCTACAAGCGACGATGTAAAACCTTTTATTACTCAATCTTGGTTAAATTATACTAAACAAAATGGTTATCATCATAGCCATACTCATACTAATTCTTTAGTGTCAGGGGTATTATACATTGACTGTATAGAAAATTTAGATAAGATAACTTTTTTAAATACTAAACATCAAAATTTAGAATTTACAGTGAAAGATTATAACGCATTTAATTCAACCTCAAGATGGTTTTTAATTAAAAAAGGCATGGTAATTTTATTTCCATCTTATTTAGAACATCATGTTGAATTAAAAGAACATGCAAATACTAGGATTAGTTTAGCATTTAACGTATTTATAAAAGGTAAAATAGGAAATTATAAATTCGCCAATGAACTTACTATTAATTAAATATGAAAACAGATTTTAAAGAAAAAGGTTTTACCGTTTTAAGAGAAGTGCTTCCTGAAAAGGTTGCAAATTTTGTGTATAAATATTTTTTATTAAAAAGAAAAGTAGCAGACATCATGTATAAAAATAAATACATTCCACCTGAGTCAGGTGAATGGGGGTCATGGACTGATCCACAAGTTATAAACACATATTCAATATATGGAGACATTGCTATGGAAACTATTTTAGAAGAAATAAGGCCTTTAATGGAAAGAGTTTGTGAAAGAAGACTTTATGAAACATATTCCTATGCAAGAATTTATAAACGAGGTGATGTATTAGCTAGACATAAAGACAGGTTTAGTTGTGAAATATCAACTACCATGAATCTTGGAGGAGATCCTTGGCCAATATATATTAATCCTAACCCTCAAGCTGGATATGTTTATGGTCCTCACACAGGTGTTCATAAAATTCAAAAATATATGCCTACTAATGATGAAGGTGTTAAAGTAGATTTAAACCCAGGAGACATGTTAATTTATAGAGGAATGGATTTAGAACATTGGAGAGATGAATTTCAAGGAGAAAATTGTGGTCAAGTATTTTTACATTATAATGATGTCGTTACAGATAGTTCTAAACAAAATAAGTATGATGGCAGAGCTTGTTTAGGTCTCCCTCATGGTTTTGATTTTAAAATATAAAAATGTTAATAGTTCCTTTTACTTTACCTGATGATGTTTTCTTAAAATTAAAAGAAGTCATAAAAGATACTAGAGTATCTTTTGCTCAAAAATTAGCAGGCAATATAGCAGAGGAATATAATCTTGATCAATATGCGCATGTACTAGAACCATTTTTACACAATGTTATAAATAATGACAAAACTCTTTCACACAAATTAGAAAGTATGGAGATATTAACTAAAAATGTTCCTTTGCGATTAACAAGTATGTGGGTCAACTATCAAAAAAAACATGAATTTAATCCAACTCACAAACACTCAGGTGTATTTTCTTTTGTTATATTTGTAAAAATTCCTTTTGATATGGAAGAACAAAAAAGAATTAGTCCATGTGTTTATGATAAAGAAAACAAAGCAGGATGTTTAGAATTTTTATACCCATACCACAATGTTATAGATAGAGTAACTATTGCAGCTGATAGAACTTATGAGAAAAGAGGTGTTATTTTTCCAGCAGATTTAGTTCATTGTGTATATCCTTTTTACGGAACAGATGAATATAGAATCTCTGTTTCGGGAAATTTTAAATTATCTGTTTAAATGTATTATTTAGCCATACATGCCAGCCATCACGGTTCTTTAACTATTTTTAATCAAAAACAAATATTAGTGCACACTCAACTAGAACGTTTTAATAGATTTAAAGGATATGCTATTATTGAAAAAAAATTAATAGATAAATTAAAACAATTAACAAACAAAATTAAATTTGAAAAAGTTTATGTTAGTGGCTTACACGATAATTGTGTAGAGTTGTGGAAACATTGTTTAATAAGAAATGGAATTATAGACGTAGATAATTTTTATACAGATGTGCTTTTAGACCACCATAAGTATCATGCCCATTGTTCAGCTTTAATAAATCCTATAGATAACTGTGTTGTGGCTGATGGTCGTGGAGCATTAAGAAATAATGATCACGAATATTTTTCAATATATAAAAATTTAAACAACATCATTACTTTTACCGATTTTCATAAATATAGTTTAGGAGGATTGTATGAATGTATGAGAAGAGAGTTTGGTTGGTGGTTTGGTCAAGAGGGTAATCTTATGGCTTTATCGACATATGGTAAATTTAATAAAGAAATAGAAAAAGAACTTTGGGACGGGGAAAGATTTAATAATAAATTACAGATAATAGATGATTTAGAAAATAAATTAGAATATAATTATTCTGTAGAAAACAAAGATGTTGCCAAAACATTTCAAGAGGTGTGTGAAAAAGCTTTTTTAAATATTATTAAAAAATTTGATATTGAAAAAGAACTAACACTTACTGGTGGCTTTGCTCAAAATATTATTAATAATACTAAATTATTAAAACTATACAATGTGCATGTAGATCCTTTTAATAATGATCAAGGTATTAGTTTAGGAATGGCAAACTGGCTAATGCATAATAAATTAAAAAAATTAGACACAGTGTATTTAGGTTTTAAACCTGAGTATAATTATAATTTTTCTAATAATTTTGAACTTAAAGATATTGATATAAAAGAGGTTGCTAAACTTTTAGTAGAAGAACCTATAGCTTTGTTTCAAGATAGATCAGAACAAGGACAACGAGGACTTGGAAATAGAAGTTTATTAATAAATCCTTTTGCAAAAAATTGTTTAGAAAAAATTAATAAAATTAAAAAAAGAGAATGGTTTAGACCTTTTGCAGCCACTGTAACAAAACAAAAGTTAAATGATTATTTTTTTGAACATCAAGGAGACGGTCGATATATGTTGTTTACCTATGATGTTAGAGAACAATACAAAGAAAAATTTAAAAATATATTATCTAATGAAGATAATTGCAGATTACAAGTTTTAGATAGAGGACAAAATGTTAATTATTATAATCTTATAAAAGAATTAAGTTATCATACAAATTTTGAAATCGTATTAAACACTTCTTTAAATTTACCAGGAGAACCTTTGGTCGAAGATTTAAATGATCTAGAAGAGATGATGGTTAATTCTAATTTAAAATACGCCTATTTACCTGAAATAAACAAACTTGTTATAAAACATGAAAAGTTATAATTTTATTTTTAAAATATTAGAATATAATATTCTTATTGATACGTCTTTTTATAATAAAATTAAATCATGGCATTTAAATAAATACGACTACAATAATAATTCATACTTTAATAATCCTCTACAACAAGAATTAAACAGTTTGGTTGATAATAAATTAAAGAATATATTTAAAGAAAACAATTGTTGTTTATTTGATACTTGGATTCAGTCTTACGATAATAATCAATTTCATGATCTTCATCTTCACCCTGAATCTTTTATGTCTTTTGTTTGGTATATTGACTGCACTGATAAGTCTAGTGAAACTGTTTTTTACAATCCTGGATATCCGTATATTGAAAGAAATAAACTATCTGTAAAACCTGAAAAAGGTAAATTAGTTTTGTTTGATAGTGCTTTGCCACACCATGTGCTACCAAATAATGATGATCAAAGATTAATTATAAGTGGTAACTGTAATAAAGATGAACACAATTAAAGATTATATATACGTAAAAAATCACATACCAAAAGAATTATGTAAAGAGTTAATAGATGAATGCAATAAAGGTGTTTGGAAAAAACATACTTGGAGTAGTTATTTATCTAATGAAGAAACTTTTAAGTCTACAAAAGAATTAGAGGTTATGGGTTGCACTATAGAACAAAGAGAAAAAATTAAACCTTATCTTAATAAAGCATTAACTGAGTATCAAGATAAACATAGCGCACCAGGAGAAATGACTCAAGGACCATGGCTCAATGAATTTAGTCCTATACGATTTAATAAATATTCTGTGGGCACAATGATGAAAGAACATTACGACCATATACACAATATATTTGATGGTCAAATAAAAGGAGTTCCTTTAATATCAATTGTAGCTAATTTAAATGAGGATTATGAGGGCTCTGAATTCTATTGCAGAGGAGAGAAAATTAAGTTAAAAACAGGCGATATACTATTGTTTCCTTCTAACTTTATGTACCCACATGAAGTTAAAGAGACGAAAAAGGGCACCCGTTATTCATTTGTAAGCTGGGCCTTTTAATATATAATGAGGATATATGCTACAAAAGATAGGTTTTCAGCCAGGTATTAATAAACAAATCACTCCTACAGGAGCAGAGGGACAGTGGGTAGATTGTGATAATGTTAGATTTAGGTATGGATCACCTGAAAAAATAGGTGGTTGGAATCAATTAGGTACACTGAACGAAAACGAATTGACTGGAGCAGGTCGAGGACTACATCATTTTATTAACAGTTTATCCAGAAAATATGCGATTATAGGAACCAACAGAATATTATATGCATTTTCAGGAGGTGTATTTTATGACATACACCCAATAGAATCTACAACTACTTTAACAAATGCTTTCACCACTACTAATGGATCACCAACAGTTACGTTAACTTATCCAAGTGCCCATAACTTAAATGCTGGTGATATACTTTTAATGGACAATTTTACTGCAATAACTAATTCTAATTTTAGTGCATCAGATTTTGATGATAAAAAATTTATGGTTGTTACTGCCCCTACCAACACAACCATAACTATAACAATGCCATCAAATGAAACTGGATCTGGTGCAACAACATCAGGCGGTATTAGAATACAAAAGTATTATACTGTTGGTCCTGCTGTACAAGCAGAAGGATTTGGTTATGGATTAGGTTCATGGGGTGGTGAAGCTGCTGGTGCTATTACCACAACACTAAATGGTGCATTGTTAGATGACACAGCAGGAACTGGAGGATCAGGAACTTCTATTACATTAACAAGTACAACTAACTTTCCATCTTCAGGCACAAACTTTATTCAAGTTGGTAATGAGGAAATATCTTACACAGGTATTTCTGGAAATGACTTAACAGGAATTACTAGAGCAGTTAGAAACTCAACAAGATCTGCACATTCTAATGGAGCAACAGTTACAAACTCGTCAGACTATGTTGCATGGGGTGAGGCTGCATCAGGCGACTTAGTTCTTGAACCAGGAATGTGGTCATTAGATAATTTTGGTGACAAAGCAATTTGTCTTATTCATGATGGCGCTTGTTTTCAATGGGACTCTAGTTTATCAAATGCAACGTCTACAAGAGCAACAATTATATCTGGTGCACCAACAGCATCAAGACACATGCTAGTATCTACACCGGACAGACACTTAGTATTTTTTGGAACAGAAACAACTATTGGCGATACTACTACACAAGATGATATGTTTATCAGATTCTCTGACCAAGAGGATATAAATACTTATACACCTACAGCAACCAATACAGCTGGTACACAAAGA